GTATGTCGTTAATAGCGCATGATGTCGAGCGCATTATGGGCTGTCCCCAACTGTGGGGGCCTCCTAAGGCAGAGTTTGAGACTGAACCTTATTATAAAGCCCTAGCGGGATATGGTAAGGCCTCTCTTGGCCCTTCGCCGAAAACTCTCGAAATGGCTATTATTGATTATACCACTCCATTACTGGAAGCTACTGCAGAATTTACTAGGCATGTTCCTATGGTTCCACTAACTCCAGAGGAAACTATGGGTGGAATCTATGGACGAAGGTTTATTGATCCTATGCCTCGTAATAAATCTTGTGGATACGGTTTTAAGAGCAAATTGTCTGCACATTATGAATTGCTGGATGGAGTTGCAGAACTTAGTGACACGCTCCAACAGGAGATCGATGCAGCGATGTTGTGTTATCGTCAGAATAAGAGATATAATTTCATCTACAAAGCTTCTTTGAAAGATGAGCCTACATTACTCACAAAAAAGAAAATACGAGTATTTACTGGAGCACCTGTGGCTCAGAAGTATATTATTCGAAAATATTTTCTACCACCAGCCACTATGTTAACTATATTTAGTGGTTTGAGTGAGCAAGCCGTGGGGATCAACGCCAGTGGTAGGGAGTGGGATGAATTACACCACCACATCACGCAATTTGGTGATGATCGCATCATTGCTGGTGATTTCAAAGCTTATGATCAATCTCTACCAGTGAATGTAACTATTGCCACTATGCGCATTTTGATAGCCATAGCAGCAGCTGGAGGCTACAGTGAAGATGATTTAGCCATCATGGAGGCTGCTATACCAGATGTGGTCTCTGCTTATGTTGCCGTAAATGGCACATTAGTAAAACTCACTAAAGGTAACACTTCAGGCAATAATTTGACGGTATTTATCAATGGTATAGCTAATGCCCTTCTACACCGTTGCGCTTACTTTGATACCCTAGGACTGACAGCCAGACCATACAGGAAAATGTAGTTAGTATGTTTTACGGAGATGATAGCTTAGGGGCTGTTCATAGTCGTTTAG